ACAAAATTGAGTCTCACAAAACAGATCCAAATCATAGAGATGATATGGATACACATATAATTACAGCTTTTGACAAAGATAAAAATAAAGTAGGAGAATACACTTTTCATCATTTTCCCAAACCAACGGTAGGCAGCTTTTCTGGCGAAAAGAAACCAGCAAGATTAGAAATATGGCACTCCGAAACTCACCCAGATCACAGAAGAAAGGGTATTGCAACACAAGCGTATTTATTAGCAGAGAAAAAGGTTAAAAAACCAGTACAGCCAGATAAAAACATGCAAAGTCCCTCTGCTAAAAAACTCTGGGCACAGAAAGACAGACCCTTTGGCGAGAAGAGGTATTTTGGGAAAAGTGAAGAAATTGACACTTACGACTCTAGCTGGCACTACCTGGAACTAGACGATTTAGCCAAAGCCGAAACACCACAAGAAGAAGGCGTTAAACACGACAAGAACCCATGGATAACCAAAAGACATCCTTCTGGTCTAATAATGTGGCACTCTAACAAAGAAAATGCCAATAAAATAGATGGTATTATTAATGAAGAATGGAGGCATCGCAAGTTAATGAATTCTTTGCCAAAAACCCATCAAAAAGCCTACTCGGACATGGTTGAGCGAATAATTCATGACCCCAATAGACATTTTATACCAACTCAAGATGGTCACGATGCCCCACAAAAAGTTCGTGGTCGCCATTTAAGAGACTTGCTTTTAAATTCCCCAGATGTTAAACTAGATACATCGGACCCTAAAAGGTTAACTGTTAGGAGAAAATCTCACTCTCAAAACGTGGTATATAAACCAATTGAGATACATTTCCCAACAGATGGAGGAAAAGATGAAAAATGGAAGACATATAACAGACCTAAGCCGTAGAGAATTGACGGAATACGGCATATTTGAATTTAATTATGGAGATTTAAACGAAGAAGATGAATTATATCTGTGGGAACGTGGTGGATGGGATATAGCCAACTTCCCAAAAGACGGAACAGATACAGAGAAAGAAGAATTCCTGAAATCTATAGATACTCCTTGGCGATATGAATTTATAGTTGAGGAGATAGTATGATTGACAAATTAAAGTATTTAAGTAATGAAGAAATTAAAGAGCTAAAACTAGACAATCTCGACGAAAAAACATCCTCCTACATACAAGATAGATTCACAGGTAACATTAGAAGAAATTGCAAACCTGAATATCTTCCTATAATCGAAGAGTCGTATTGTAATATGACAGATGACGAATTACTTAATTTCTTTAAGATATATGATATTTGCGAGTACGTAATAACGGAAGAGGAAATGGATTATATAATGAGCCGTATAGGAAATACCTTGGTTTACAGACCAAAATACGTTGAGTATTAAAAGGTAATCTTTAGCTTATCATTATAACATAAAAGGTTAAAAATATGGGCGGCAAAAGAGCAAACATAGGAGATGTGCGTACTTGGAGTGGTAAAAGATATGTCAAAACCCAGGAAGGATGGCAGTATCAACCAGCAGCGCACGACACAAAAACTCCAGAAAATTCAACACAACATACCGAAACTACTGAAAAACCAGAGCAACAGCCAGAAAAACAAGCAGAGCCAGCATCGGAATCTAAACCTATAGAAGCTCCCGAAATCGCCACAGACACATCAACATTAGCCCAAGAAGAAGATTCAACTCCTTCCAAAAGAGAAGAAGTTCAATCACCAGAAGAGAAACAAGAAGAATATGTAAATGCCAGAAAATCAACCATCTCCAACGTAGGTAAAGATATAAAAGGAGCTGCAAGGCATAAGCGGTATTTTAGCGATATTAAAAGCATGAAAAATGCTGAATTATCTGAAATTACATTAAAAGCTTTACTAAAGCAATTTCCAATAAATCTTATTGATGATGTAACAACGGACAACCCCCTACTTCCATACGTTGCTAATCAAATCTTAGAAAGATTTCCTGCACAACCAAAACATGAAAATCAAAAAGAAAAATATCTTGAAATATTTGAATTCGTTAGAGATAGGGTGCAAGAACTATCTAAGCAAAAAGACTTGTTATTTACAGATGTTATTAATAAAGTGCAAAAAGAACTGGTTACTAAAATTAAAGAAAATAGAGCCTCAGCAGATTATGTAAGGGGTTCTGATGACTTTTTAGTTAAATATGTTAACAACACTCTTTCCACCAGAGCCGCAAGAGGGAATATTGGTCAAGACGTAGTTGATCTAGTCGATGCGTTTAAAACTATTCTTCCACAAGAAGTTAAAGATCAGCATCCAGCAGATAGATTTGGTAGAAGTGAAGGACAGAAAAAAGCAGCAATGGAGCTGTTCTACACCGAGGATGGTGTTAATAGAATCAAGGACTTAGTAGAAGGAAAAGATCTAAAAAAAGTATTTGAAATAACTAGTGAAAGTAAGAAAAATAAGAAATTTAACGTAGCAGATAGATATTTAAAAGAAGCCAAGAGAGTTGGACCAGATACAGATTTAAACACAGTTGATCAGCAAAAAGATTTTCTCATGAAATCCTGCGAAATGAAGGGGGTTCAATGGGGGAATTCTGTAACCGATGACGAAAGAAAGCACCATCTTGAAATGACAGCCAATGCTTTCAAGGACTTAGCTGATATTCTTGGTTTACCTGAAAAATCAATATCCTTCAATGGCAAACTAGGACTTGCAATTGGAGCCAGAGGTCATGGAACAGCCATGGCTCACTACGAGTCAGACGAGGTTGTAATTAACCTAACAAGGGCAAAGGGTGTTGGATCACTAGCCCATGAATGGGGGCATTTTTTAGACAACATTCTGGCTAAAACACACAACGTAAAAGCACACGCCGACAATGAATTTCTTTCAGAGGCATCTTATTGGAATATGGGTGACGCATCTCCAGTTAAAGAAGCGATGAAAGAGTTAATTAGATCTGAAGTTTTTACTGATTTCAAAAACTCTACACGTCAAGCACTGATAGACTTAATGCAGATGGGAATTAAAGAAAAAGCCGAATATTGGATGTCACCAAGAGAATTATTTGCAAGAGCTTTTGAAGCTCATATTTCATATAAACTAGATAAAAGTAATAGAGAAAACACATATCTATCTGGAGGAAGCGAAGGCTTGATGTGGTGTACAAAAGAGCAAAAAGAAGCATTTGCACCATATTTTGATAAGTTAATTGAAGCCTTTAGGGAATCCGACCATATTCAGAAAGCAATAGATTTAATCAGTGATTTAACTAAGCACGACTTTAGCAAGAATAAGGACTCCGCTTTCCATGGCTGGATTAACCCAGAGGGTCAATATCATAAAATGGGAGCCGAGGATGGGCATTTGGAGTTTATACGTGGTCAAAAACTAACCTATCCACAAGCTATTAAATTAGGATGGATCTCGGTTGGACATGGCGGCGATCATAACGCTGGAATACACAAAGATGTAATTACACAAAAACTACATCCGGCAATGACTACTCTTAGAAAACTCTTAAAAGATCATGCTACAGAAGATGAATTCCATATTGATGTTCATGGACACACCGAACCTAAACCAGGATGGTCGCCTCTATATTCCGACAAATCATATAGGGTTGATCCAGACCTGTTCTCTAAACATGGCTTAACTCCAAAATCGATTACTCAAGATCTTACTTATGGAGATCTAGCTGCTAACGAAAATACAATCACCGACTTAATGAAAGGCTCATTTCAAAGAAGAAATCCATTTAATCCAGTTAAGGATGTATCTCCAGATGAAAGACATGCGGTTGAATATTGGCAAGGATCGGGAGGGGAACGGCATAAAGTTCCAGAAATGAGCGAAGCTGTTAAAAAAAGAGCTTTAAGGGTTTTGCATAAAAAAACAGACGTTAGAAGACATCCTGAAACTGGCGAAAGAATGTTCTTGTTACACAGAGGGGTGTCTGATTACGAAAACAAAAAAGGAAAGCTAGATAGTAAGTCTTCTTGGACTCCTGACTATAAAGTAGCTGCTAGATTTGCGACCCAATATTTAGGAGCTGGAGCTAGTGGTTCTAGTATTCCAAAACCCACTGTCTGGTCTGCATGGATTCCAGAATCGGCTATTCACCACATTCCAGCAGCAGTTGGTGATTCTAAATTACCAGTCACTAACAAAAAAAACTTTAAAGCAGCGTTTGAGCAAAAACTCACATCGCCACAAGAAAAGCACAAGGTAGGTGGCAACACATTTAGATCAGAGCATGAAATTATTGTAAAACCACATGATTTAATTTTCGCAAAACCTACAGCAAAACAACCAACTGTTAATACAAAAATTAATAGAAAATTTAACGACTCACTAGAGGATAAATCAAAATACAAAGCTAAAGATCTGGAATTCGTTTCCGGCGGCAAGTACGGTGAACCAAATGAGAGAAGAAACGTATATGCGAAGTATGGCGGTGAATCGCAGTTTCTACAACAAAAGAAATTAGCGGCTAGTGAAGAGATCGAAATGGACTTATCAAAAGGATCTTTACAAAGTAAAATGGGCAATCCTAAAAAACAAATATCAGAAGAGGAAATAGACAAAACCCGAAACTGGGCTAATTACGCAACAAAACGAGATGCTATTCCTGAAGCAACTCCTGAAGCCAAACAAAGATTTTTCCATAAATTACATTCTCTAACAGAGGTCAGAAAACATCCTAAAACTGGTGAGAGAATGTTCCTAATGCACAGGGGGGTTGGTCATTTTCTTAGCAGAGTACCGCATGAAAACAACCTTACTTCTTGGACACCGGATTATAATACGGCACATACTTTTTCTAAGCAGGATGATCACGACGACAATCAGATAAAAAGTGGAAAACTCTATTCTGCATGGATACCGGAATCTGCAATTCACACTTATATAAATAACGCTGCCACAATAGATAATGGGGTTAACTCGAATTCATACGAACAAGAATTTATTGTCAAACCACATAAATTTATATATGCAAAGAAAGATAGACCCCTAAGCGCACAAGAAAAGATTCATTCAAGAATCAATGAGCGCCAAGAACAAGCCGATACAACATTTGGCGATGAATCAACCCCACAAGATCATATTAGGGAATATAACAAAAAACTCCTTTCACATGACAAGTTAGCTGCTAATGAAAACACAACTCTGGATCTACAGAAAGGTCTTAAAACAAATCTGACAGCCTTAGGGCTTACCGCTGCGCTTGGATTAGGATCTCCATTAGGATTTAATAAGCCAGTAAGCGACAATAAAACTTCCGAGCGATCTATCGCTTCTGAATTACACCCAAGTAAGCCAATATTAGATCAGTGGGATGCAGGAAAAGCAGATAAGGCAAAAGAAGACAAGATCTTTGCAAAACACTCTAAATTGCCAAAATTACGAGCACATTTTGATAATCCAGAGTTTAAGCATTATCAATATCTACTTCGTTTAGAAGACGATACTCTTAAGAACGTAATTGATAAGCAACCGATTTTACAGCAAAAATTGGCAAAACTTGGATATCAAGGCGAATAATACTTGAAATAGTAGCACCTTCATGGTATAATTAATCATGGAGGTGCTATGAATAAACTTGCACTATTAATCTTTTGTTTGCTTACAATGAAGGCTCAGGCGTATGAAGATGTTTTAAAGCAAATTGTACGTAATAAGCCAAACATTGATACAAATAAAGCAATAAATATCGCAAAAATTGTTAATAAAATTAGATCGAAATACAACCTACCCAGAGAAGTATTGCCAGCCATTCTAATGCAAGAAAGCTCTTATCGAGTGGAAGCTATCAATAGAGTGACACATGATTATGGTATGTCACAAATAAATAGACGCACGATACAAGCTTTTAGATTTAATACCGTAAAATTAACAACTGATACTGAATACTCTATAGAAGCAGCGGCGATTATTTTACAAGATCTCAAGAAAAGATATGGAAATAAAGAAAAAACTTGGTTTACTAGGTATAACACCAACAAGCCAGAATTAAGACAAAAATATTTAAACAGTATTACTAGGTGGATGTCTGAAGAACAAAGGAAGCATTATGCCCATTAAAAAGAAAGATTTTAATAAGCGTCTAGCGGAACTGTCAGAATGGGCAAAAACCGCAGACTGGTGTGATTTGGCACTAATGACAATGGAGCTTGAAATCGAGAAAGATTCTTTAAAGGAATACCTCACTCCAGCTCAAATCAGCGAATACGATCAACTCCTATATTTATTTGAAACCCACAAAGCTCAAATGCTTACAGAAGCGGTTTATACAAAAAGCTATAATGATAAAGTCAGTGAACAATTAGGCGACCTCACTCCAGTAGACAGCACAGATCCAATGGACGATGGCTATTAAAAAAAGCAATCTTTAGGGAAAGTGAGGGCTTATGAACTTAAAAAAAGAAGATGTTGAGAAAATATACGAAGTTGGTACTTTATATGGAGACTCAGTTAAACTATTGAAAACATGGGGAGGTCTACACGTACTAGTTGGAAAAAAAGATAAAGATAGTAAGTCTCCAGATACATTGGCAGCAGCATCACATAGGGCTTTAGCTATCTATCAAATCGAAAAGCAATTTGGCGATGATTTTAAACCAGCCATTATGAAATCAGAAGGTCATGCTATAGAGCAAGTTAAGGAGTATCCAACAAACCTAAATAAGTATAATTTAGATGTATTTAGCTTAACAACTAATGACAAGGTTGACTTTGTTATAGCTAAAAATGGATTCGCCTTAGCAGTTTATGAGTGCTCACTAGTAAAAGGCGCACCACAGCTACAAAAATATACGCAAAAACTACAACATGAAGTTCTAACTAAGAATGCCGACGAGATCCGTAAAGAGGTTGCAAACATCATTATCAACTTCAAGGCGTAATAGTGTTAACTGAGATCATTGACCTAGATGCGATCAGGATTAGAAAGAAGAGCGCTAAATCTCAAAAAGAATTAGATATCAACGCATCCATTGTAATTATTGAAAATTGCTTAAAGATGTTAAATAACAATAATTTACCGCAACTACAGTGCTTAAAAAAAGAATTACAAGACACTTTAAAGATACTTAAAAAAGAGATAAAATGACAGACAAAGCACCAAAGGGTCCACAACTTAACACCCTCCCAAAGATGCCGCTTCCACAGATGAGTTTCAATCTAAACTCACAGGATGACTTTATCCAGGGATTGGGGATTAAATTTGTGCATTATAGGGCAATGCCCAGCCCAATAGGTGTGAAGGATAGAGGCGAATATAGAAAAAGCGATTCCTTGGATTATATCCAACAAAACGGAATGGTCTATAAAGGGTGTGGCGAATTCACAGCGGTCTTTATGGGGAATGGGAAATCAACCCACGAAGTAGAGGGCGGCATGTTTGACCACTCAACGGCAAGAGTCACCCTACCAAGGTTTTATGATTTGGATAGTCCAAAACATGCTGGTGAAGAAATCAACCTAGCTGTAGGAGATCGAATTTTTATTAAAGAAATTGAAGTAAAAGTGATCAATTATCAAAGAGTTGAATTTATTCCTAATAAAGTTGACTACTTACAATACCCAGCTCTATGTGTTGAATTTCTAATGGACTCTAATGGGATCGAATACACTGAAGGCGTACATTTCAAGCTTGATAAAAACGGTAATATTCAGTGGAAAGACGGAGCCTCTAATCCAGGAATAGATCCAGATACAGGAAAAGGTCGTGTGTATTCAATACGTTACAAGTATAACGCCCATTGGTATATCGTTAGCCTAGCAAATGAGGTTAGAATTACAAACATTACAGAAAATGGAGTAAGAACACCTACACGTATGCCATACCATGCAATGATTCAACGAGAATACGTTTACCATAATCAGGCAAGAAGCGATCAAACAGTAGAAAACCCAAGACAACAAGAACCATCTAGGGTGACTCAGCCAAAGACGCAAGAATCTAGCCCAGACACCTTCCAAGTCAAGGTAAATGTTGGAAATTTTGAAAGCGAATAACAACAATCTTTAGGTTACTAAGGAGCTTATATGTCAGTTTTTCATTTATTAAAGAGAATACTTTTAATTGATTCTAAAGATCCAATGGCTATTATGAACGAAGTTTATAATGAAGCTTCTGGATCAAATAAGGTAATGCTTGTAGAGCCTGTGGTGCTTAGACCAGTAACAGCGATAGAGCAGCTACCGTTTGGTTCTTATGTAAAAGTAACCGGAACAGCCTACACCCTCCAGCTTTTAAACAAAGCACATAATCCAGCCACGGTTTATAGAAAAAACGACCTAGTAACCCAGGGTGGAAATGTTTATATTTGTCAACAAAATGGAGTAGTTGGAGCTTTCGATGTAAATCTATGGATCTACGCTGCACCAGCAACGGTTGGATCAGTAACCATATTAGCCGGCTCGGTGGTATCTAATGGTAGATATCACAATAATATTAATGCTGCTGGCTTCCTAGTTGATGACAACTCGGAGATTAAAAAAGTTGAAAATTAAAACCCTGATCAACAAATACTTAGGCGATAATTTTGAGCAAGATCTGATCAAATCAGAAGTTGGACCAATTTATAAGCCAGATGCTAATGTTTCAGTGTTTCCACATGAGATCTATGTAGCCTTACAAATAGTACCAAGAACAGTAATTTCACTACTTGTCCAATTCCTAAAACCCCTAAAGACTGGACAAATGACTGATATCCCATGGTCGACAGATGAGGGTCATATCCATACTATTCATGTCAATAAGATATCTAGCGACCTATATTCTGGGCATATTTCTGGAGAAGGGAAGATTCTTTGTAAGTTTAATTACCGCAGCTTGCCAGCAGTTGGTTTGATGATCATGTCTACTTATGAGCTTTACGACAAAGAAACCAATAAGCAGGACATAGCGCATCCAGAATTTGACTACGATAAAGTACAGAAGCTTATAGATGAAAAAATACGAATGCAGATAATGATCGAAGATGTTGTTAATAAAAAACTCTCAGAAAAAGAAGCTATTCAACAACTAATTAATCAAAAAATCACTGACTATCTAAGAACATCAGAGCAAATCAAAGGCTCCATATTATCAAGTAACGATGATGACTCAGAAGAAGACGAAAAAACTAACGATAGCCAGGAAGAGGACAAGGAAGAGGAATCTGAAGAAAACACTACTGAAGATTCCAATGACGACATAGATGCAGAAGATATTGAGATTGACAGGAGTATTGTCTTGGAACCCAAGAAAGATAAAAAACATAAACTAAAAGAATTTCTTAAGCGCAAAGTTAAGAAAAGCGAAATCATCAATATCAATAAAAACAAAGACATACACTGTCATACGTGCAATTCCATACTATGTAAATCTGGAGATGCTCATATCGAATGCTGCATTTGTTATGGTGATTCTATGGGAGACAAGATTAAGTTTACCAAGAATGAGCAGGGAGTAAAACTTAATTTCCCAAAAAACTTTGATGTTGAAAATATCGAAATGTTGTTGGATAATTTTAAAAAGACTAAATAGGAGTTTTTATGGCAAAGATATTTTTGTCCATTAATGCAGATGGAGTTGGCAAGAAAATAAGTGAAAACATTATGGGGAATGATCCCTCAAAAGTCAGAGAAGCATCAGCAAGATTCTCTAATGCTCACGGCGCAATTGACCAATGGGTACAGGAAAAAGGTGGAGAGGTTATCTCGGCCTCTGGCGACGAGGGAATTTACGAGTTAGAAGAGTCTAACATGTTGGAATTACAAGGTATTTTGGAACAATACAAGCAACAAACAGGACATAGTATTACTGCTGGTGTTGGCTCTGATATGCTATCTGCTGTTAAAGCAATGATTTTTGGTAAAATGCACGATCCAGGTCAAGTAATTCAATACGATGAAGAAGTAGATGAGGCAATCACTCCACAAGAAGAGCAAGAAGCTGAAGAAATTACAGAAGAGAATGAGTCACAGGACGAGCAAGAGTTACCAGAGGGTGATGAGGAAGCAGAAAAAGAAGATGGACTAGAGGGTGACGAGGGCGAAACAGAAGAATCTCCAAAAGATATCAAATCAATCACACAAGGAATTGTGCCAGAAAGTGAGGAAGAGGATAACGATGAGGAGAAAATCGAACCAGATAAGATGATTGGTCAAGGAAAGATTGACGAAGATAAAACAGTAGAAGACAAGAAAAAGAAAGACACTGTTGAAATTCCAAAAAAAGATTTTGTTGATGAACATGAGAAATTAATAGACACCTTAATTTCTCCAGAACACGACGATGACCTAGCAGAAGCCGATAAGCAAAAGCAAGAGTTAGATGATGTAAAAGATGAAGATAAAGAAGATGAGGCTGATATAGATGAATCAGAAATCCCAGAGTTAACAGATGAAGATGCTGATCTACCAAAGGATGACGATAGCGAAGAACTTCCAGAGGAAGGCGAAAAAGAAGAAGGAGATTTAGACATACCTCCTTTCAAGCAAGAAGGTGATAAAGAGCAAGAGCCAGAAGTTCCAGAACAAGGATTGGAGCAAGAAGAGGTTCCAGCACCAGAACAAGAGCAAGCACCAGAACAAGAAGAGGTTCCAGCTCCAGAACAAGAGCAAGAAGAGGTTCCGGGACAAGACTTAGAGCAAGAGCAATCTGATTCAAATCCACAACATGATGAGATTAAAAGTAAGGTAATAGATACATTGATGAGTTTTAAGCAAAATAAAGACAAAATCCAGGCAATGGAGCAAAGCGATCCAGAAACTTATAGATCTGTAATGGAAATGCTTAACCGAATGATTGAGTTAGCAAAAGAACTAGCTCCATCACAACATGACGAGTCAATCCCAGAATCAGATGAGAAAGGGCTGAATCCAGCAGAACAACATATAGGTGCCCCCATAAAAAAGCCGATAGGGGGGATGTAGTTAAGTCAGCTCGCCTACCCGAAAAAGCGACTAAACATATAGCAAAACCTCAAGATCCGCTAGGATGGGTGAAGCAGGGGAAGATTAAGGTCCAAGATGGGAATACTGGAAAAGTCGCATGGAGAGGTGTGCGTAGAGGACTTGTTTTGGATTATGATTCCGACCCAACTTCTCAAAATCACACAGCAGCAGAGGCTAAAATAACAAGAACACACTCTGTACACATGGGAAGTAAGAGAAAAAGAACCCCTGAAAGCAAGGGGTAGTTATGGCTGATATCAGAATAAAGCTCAACACGGATTCCCTTGGTCTACAATTAGAAGAAAAATCTAAACAAATCAAAAAACAATTCATTCAAGCAGTACAGTCTTTGGCAGTGGCCTGCCACGCACACATCCTAGAACAAGCAGGGGAAAAATTAAAATCCCTACAAGCTCAATACAAATCAGCATTAGATTTTGAACAAGTTGATGACACGCTTTGGGTTGTATCACTAAACGCATCTGCAAGGTGGATCGAAGAGGGCACTAAGGCTAGAAGTGGATACGATATGCTCTCTACTTCAAAAAAAGCCAAAACATCCAAAGATGGTCATAAATACTTAATTATTCCATTTGAACACTCAAAAGTTCCATCACAACAATCAGCCTCAGCTAGATCCCTCACTGATCAAATCAGATCATTCTTAAAAAAACAAAACATCCCATATAAGAAGATCGAGTATAACGAGGACGGTTCGCCAAAGCTTGGTCTAATTCATAAGTTCGATATCAACAGTGCCCAACCAAAAGGTGCCAAGAATCAACTACTACAAGGTGTTGCTATCTACCAACACAAGAACGAACAGGGAAAGGTTAAAAGAGATATCATGACATTCAGGGTAATCAGTGATCGCAATAAAGGTGATGGAAAATGGGAGTATAAAGAAAGAAATGGTATAAATATCTTCCCAGAAACAGAGAAGTGGGCATACGATACTTGGCAAAAAACCATCCTTCCGGCATTAATTGATAGTTTAAAATAGAGGTTTATATGAGTGAAAAATTTGGTCTTTCAAGTACCGATGCGCTAATCAAAACAGCCCTTGAAATGGCATTAGAGGACTTAATCAAGTATCCATGGATAGTTGAACACATCTACTCGAAGATGATTGAAGTACCAATACTATCAAGTAGATATGGCTATAAAGAAATAGCAGCAGCTAAAGACTTTTACACCAATAATAAAATCAATATGTATATGAAGGTTCGACAAGATAAAATGGAATTCCCCTGCATTACGATCGCTCTTGGACGTTCTTATGAAGACAAAAACCTCTCCACGCTAGGAGATATGTCTACAGAAGTACTTGAATACACTCCAGAAGAGATCAATAAACCTATTTCATATATCATACCTCCAACCGATTTAATCTCATATGACCCATTCACTGGTATTGTAGAAATACCTCCAACAGATAGTTATAAGTACATCTCCCCAAACATGGTCGCTATCGACCCAAGCACAGGGGAAGGATATGTGATTATAGACAAAGGTGGAGTGAATGGTTTTATAATTAGACAGGGATTATCTATTACCTTTAATAAAATTGCGATCATTCCCCAATTCCTTACATATAGAGTAAGAATGGAGAAAATCACGAGCCAGGAGACTTACAATATTGGCTGTCACGTACATGGAGATCCAGCACAACTAGATTTTCTCTTTAAGTTAGTTAAATATGCTTTATTGAGATACAGAGAGGGCTTGTTTGAGCGTTTTGGCTTTGATTTAGGAACCATTACATGCTCAGACATGATAGATAATAATGCGTTTGATATTGACAATGTGTTTTCAAAGTTTATCACGTTGAGTGGTCAGGTAGACGAGTATTGGGTAAAATCACCTGCAAGAAAGTGGGAAACTATTGATTTTGTTGACAATTCTGGAGATATCCCAGTGTCGGGCATTAAAATACTCTCAAATGAGACAGATGGGAACCTAGAAGAAGATGTTTGGACAACAATAAAAGAGGATAGTGAAGAGTAATCTTTACGTTATGGAAGCAAAAGATAAACAAATTATTATTAATTTAGCTAAATCATTACATAAAACTGTATATAAGGCACTAGTATCTCAAAAAAACAAAAACATTGTTAGAGATGTGCTTGATAGTAATCGCTCTTTGGAGTCAAATCCAGATAGTATCCCAGCAAGAAGAACAGGGGTGATGTATAAAAGCGATGAATTTGCTAAGAGATTAGCTAGTTTTGTTATTGATAAATACTTCAATAAAAAATAACAATCTTTACAGAATAAGGTAAGGGAGATATAACCATGACAAAGACGTATTCACCAGAAGAAGTAGCTAAGGAAGTACTGAAGCGATGTCAGCGCTTGGTTGAAGAATATAAACTCAAAAAAGCCGAGCATAAGGACGAAAAAGAAGATAAGGAATTGTGCGAAGAAGCTGCTGAAAAAGAAGTTGACGAGCATGAAGATGAAATGCACGACAAGAAGAAGGTAAAGAAAGGTGGTAAATTAGCCGCTTTTATGTCAAAAAGACAGAAAGGCATTAATGAAGAAGTAAGTTCTGCTGTAGACCAAGGAGCCTCGCTTAAAGGAAACATAGCCAGAGCACACAAAGAAGCTAAAAAAGTTGGACATTATAGTAAAGAGAAAGAGCTTAAAGATACCGCTAAAAGAATCTCAGCTACCGTAAGGGGTGAGATGAAAGAAATTAAGCCAAATCTTCCAAAAAGTGAAGTTGTTAAATGCGGAACCGTTGAAAAATGCGGAGATATTAAAGAAGTTAAGAAAACTAAAAAAGCAGAGACAAGTAAGGCAATTGGATTGCAACCTCCTAAAGACCCAATGGGAGTGACTGAAAAAGTTAAGGAACCATCTGCTAGTGATATGAAGGCACCTAAGCCAAAGGCTGCTACTACATTAAAAGACTTTATGGCAAAAAGGAAAAAATAATGTCAATCAAGAAGAATGATGTTAAGCAATTGTTTCATAAGTTTTTTCTTAAATTAAAGGGAAAACTAAATTTGAAAGATGATATGGAAATTGTTTTATGGAAATATATAGTAGCAATTAAACACGATAAGCCGGAACTATTTGGTGAAGGCATTAAAAAATTTGGATATAAGTAATAATGGTTGTATATAAGATAAGTTGTTTATTGAGCAACAAGTTGTATATAGGAATAACACAAGGGAAGCCTAAAAGAAGGTGGCAACAACATATTAACCACGGACATGGAATTATTGGGAGGGCAATAAAGACTTATGGAAAAGAGAACTTTGTTTTTGAAGTAATTGACAGTGCCAGTACTATTAATGATTTAAAGCAAAAAGAGATAGAGTGGATAGCAAAACTTAACACTCGAACTCCTAATGGATATAACGTGCTTATCGGCGGTCAACTACATGACGCATGGAATAAAGGTATAAAAGGTGGTAAGCCAAATAAGGGTAGTTGGACATCGGAACAGTGTAGTGGCGCAAATAACCCTTTTTATGGTAAAAAACATACTGAAGAGACAAAGGCAAAAGTAAGAGCCAAACAAAAAGAATGGGAGAAAACAGATAAGTACCAAGAATGGCTACTCAGGATGAAGGAAAATTACAATAAAAACGCAAAAATAGTTAACGAGAGATTTGAAAAAGCAAGAAAAGACCCTCAGTGTAAAGAAAAGATTGCAAGAAGTAGAGGACTCTCTAATATAGAGGTTTACGATTTTCAAGGTAATTTGCTGGCAAGCAATGTTTGCAGACAAGAGATAAGCACTAAGTTTGATTTTGATTATGCCCTCTTATGTTATTATTTGAGAAATAAAAGATATGTATTTAAAGGATTTATTGTAAAATTTGAGAATGATCCAGTAAATGTATCAGAGATTATAAAAAATAAGGACGTTAAAGTAAAAAAGACATTCACTCGTCCAAACCAGACAGGTGGTAGTTCTGAAATAGAGAACATAACGACAGGAGAGTTATATATTGATGTACGAGATGCGGCTAATAAACTAAACGTACATGTAAAGACTGTACAGACCATATTGATAGGCAAAGCCGGTACATGTAAGGGGTGTATTTTAGAATACAAAGCACATCCAAGAAAGCTAGAATATAGAGCAATAAGAGAACAAAAGAGAAAAAAACCACAAAAAAGACAGATAATATGCGTGGAGACAGGGGAACGATTTAATAGTATTAGGTCTGCTAGTGATGAATTAAAGATTCACAGAAGAAGTATTAATAATAACCTAAGAGGTTGGTCGCAAAGTGCTGGAGGTTTAACCTTTAAATATATAAATGACAATCTTTAGATTATAACGAGAATTAATAGATAATTATATAACAAGGAGATGCAGATGCCACAATATTTAACCACGGATTTTATAAGAACCCCAGTACCTGGGGCCTATAACCAAGTGCTTGTCCAGTCGAACCCAGTAGGGGCTTCTAATTCTGGCGTTATTGCCATTATCGGTGAAGCTGATGGTGGAGATGATCTATCGCTAGAAGACGCAAAGCTTAATTACTTTGGCGCTAACCAAGTAGATAAGGTTGCTCAAAAGTATGTATCTGGACCAATCGTTGATGCTATGAGAATGCTTGCATCTCCATCAGCAGATGCAGATATCGTTGGAGCGCCAACAAGGATTTACATCTTTAAAACCAATGCTTCTGTAAAAGCATCCTCAGCACTTAACACTGCTTACGGATCTTTATCTGCAAAAGTAGCTGGTCTTAATGGAAACCAGATTAAGTACGAAGTAACCTCCACTCAAGATGAAGCTCAGGCTTTCCATCAAGGTGCTGTTGTTACTAACTTCGCAGCTTTAGCCGCTGTTAAATTTAATCTAAGAGTCAATGGATCGGTTGCAGCCGTAATAGATGTATTCACTGGATTGCCAGCTACATTTGACACAATAGCAGAAGTTATCGCCTTGATTGATGCCGCTCTTCCTGCTGGAATTTCTTGCGTTGCTGGAACTCCTGCTGGATCATTGAAGTTTATCCTTGATGTTGACGCAAATGCTCACACCGAGGGCTTTGGAAAGTCATTTGAAATAATCGAAAACACCGCCGGTGGATTGGCAATTCTTGGATTAACTGAAGGTCTTTATACTTCTTCTGTTGAACCAAAAGTACAAATTGATATCAAGAAAGCAGATATTAACCTTAATGAGAGTTTTGGTGTTAACGCATCTATCGCCCTTACAATTGGTTATGTTGGAACAACTGCTACATTGTCAATCATAGGAAATCTCCTTACAACCACTGTAGTTGGTGGAGTTGGAGCCAACCTTAGTATTAATCTTGATGAGTTTTCTACTTTGGCTGATCTTGCTGAATTTATTAGCGCACAGCCAGGATATTTCGCAACAGCACAAGTAGGGGCAACACAACAAAATCCATCTGTACTTGATAAAGTATCTGCAATTGGAATTTGTGCCTCTAATGAGCTTGAGCCAGGAAGAATTAAGAAATGCGTTTATAATATGTCTTTAGCCCTATCATCTAGTATTGTAGTAGATTTTGCTGCTACAGCCATTGTTGGTCTTCCAGATGAGACATTAATGGCGCAATACCTAACAGGTGGACTAAAGGGTGCTACTGATTCAGCTAGTATCATGGCAGCTCTTGACTTACTCAAAGGGATTCAAGTAAACTTTGTAGCACCACTCTTTTCAAGAGATTCAGCCGACGATATCGCAGAAGGCTTAACTGATTCTTTATCTTCTTATGCTATCACTGCTATTAACGCAGCGGTAAAAAATCATTGTTTGGCAATGAGCACAGCTAAGAATAAGAAGAATAGAACTGCATACTTAAGTTTCTGGGGGCTTTACAGTGAAGCAAAAGCAGAAGCTTCTTCTCTTGCTAATTATAGAATTGCACTTGCTTTCCAAAAAGTAAGTCAAGTTAATGGTGCTGGTAATATTCAAATTTTCCTTCCTTGGATGGCTGCTATTAATGCTGCTGGAATGCAAGCCGCTGGATTTTATAAGGATATTACAAATAAAGCTCCAAATATCATTGCTTACGTAGATCCAACAGGTTATGATTCAGAAAACATTGACGATCAAGAAGATGCAATTTTGGCTGGCTTAATGCCAATTACAAAAGATCTTGCTTCTAATAAGTGGTTGATTTCACAAACAACTTACACAAAAGATGAGAACTTTGTTTACAATTCATCGCATTTAGTGTCAATTTCTGACATCGTTGCCCTTGATTTGACAAACAGCCTACAGATCGCTTTTGTTGGTAAGAGCTTGGCAGATGTTGATGCCGCTACTGTAGCAAGTTATGTCATTAGCAAAGCCGATGCTTATAGAAGACAAAGATTAATAGCTGGATCTGCTGATGCACCACAAGGATACAAAAACCTTAAGGTAGTTATCCGTGGAGCAGTTGTGGAAGTCGCAATTGAAATTAAGCCAAGCGGCTCAATACTCTTTTTGCCTTTAACAATCACATTATCACAAGTGAGTACAGAAGTATAGCATGGTCTAACCTGTATTCAAAAAAGGGGCTTTTTAGCCCCTTTTTTATTTTGTGGTATATATAAGTATGAAAACATGTTCTAAGTGTAAAACACCTAAACCAGAAGCAGAGTATTACAGAGATAAATACCGCCAAGATGGATTATGTGTATCATGCAAGCAATGTCATAGCGATTTTATCGCAGCAAATCGGGAAAAACAAAAAGCCGCTAGACACTTGTATTACCTAAAAAATACAGATAAAATAAAAAAAGCCAAAAAAGAATGGAGATTAAATAATATTGAAAAAGACAAAGAAACTGACAGAATATATAGGCAGAAAAACGCCGAAACAATCAAGGCTCAACAAAAAATCTATCAAGAACAAAATAGACACACGATCTCCCAGAGAGTAAAAAAATACAAAGAACAAAATTTAGAAAAAGTAAGAAAGCAAAAAAGAGACAGCCAAACAAGATGTAAGGAGAGAGATAAGGAAGCGTTTTTAAAAAGAAGAAATGTAATTATGAAACGCTATTATGATAAACATCACGAAAAAATAAGGAACTATTACTCACAATATCGTCCTAAGTATGACAGGTTAAGAAAAAAAGTTGAT